CCTTCCTTTTTGGTTTCCTCTCCCCTTCCTCCGTTAACCCCTCCAGAAAGATCTGCCGTTGGGTCTGTAGTGGGAAACACATGCCTTGTTACGTTTTTGCCGTAATCAAGTATGACTGCTTTTTCTTTGTCATCATTTATCCTCAGACCTCTTCCGACCATTTGCTTGTAAAGGGCCATGGACATTGTGGGGCGGGCGAGTATGAGCGCGGAAACCGCTGGGCAATCAAATCCTTCGGTTAATATGGCATAGTTTGATACAACCTTTATTTTTTTATCTGCTAAGGCTTTAAGCTTTTTCTCTCTTTCCTCTTTTGGTGTTTTGCCGTCAATGTGGGCAGCTGGGATTCCCTCCTTGTTGAAAACCCTACAAAGCGCTTGACTGTGAAAAACTGACGACGCAAAAACTATTGTCTGCATTCCGTCACAGTATTTTTTCCAGTCTTTAACCAGGTTCTCCATAAGGTCTTCGTCTACAAATATTTCCTCTAGTTCGCTCTTGGCGAAATCACCTTTGTCCAGCTTAACCTTTGAAAAGTTTAAAACCTGCGGGACCCAGACCTCGCAGGGGGAGAGAAATCCTTTTTCTATGAGAGAGCCTGTTGTTTCCACCCTGATGAGTTTTTTAAACAGGGGAAATACCTCTTTGGTTTGGCTGTCAGTTATTGACCCAAGCCCCCTTCCATCAGACCGGTACGGCGTTGCCGAAAGCCCTATTACAGCCGAGCCTGCGCATGCCTTCAGCACTTTTACATATGTTTTTGCTGGTGAGTGGTGAGCCTCATCAATGATAATTAGATCTGGTTTCATCGACGACATGTATTCGGATCTGCGCTTGTGAGAGCACGTTTGTATCGATCCTATTTGTATATTTTTTTTCGGATCAAATCTTTCATCCTTAGAGCGAACAACGGAACAATCCATTCCAAAGCCAGTGAAGCGATCATATGCCTGGTCTATAATCTCTTTTCTGTGCGCAAGAAATAAAACCTTCTTACCCATAACAGAAGATCTTCTTATTATTTCCGCCGCAATGGTTGTTTTACCTGCTCCGGTGGGAAGCTGAAGCAAAACACTTCCGCAGCCAACCATGGCTTTTCTGCACCTTAAGACCGCCTCCTCCTGGTAGGGTCGCAGTGTTTGTTTCATCTATCGTATGCCGTTTCTTTTTTATTTGTTTTTTTAATCTTGAGCCCGAGTTCTCGGTTCAAAAAAGTTTCTTTTTGAGAGGTGGTGGCAAATCTTTTAAGGTCTGCTGGTTTCCCGCCTTTTGTTTCTATCCACCTTCGGACCTTCCATCCGAAAGTAGGATTTTCTGGCACGTAGCAATCCACGCATATGGGATCGTGGCCTGCATGCATAAAACATGCAGCACCACACATCATGCAATTGCCGCTATTTGTACTCAACCGCATCTCTTTTGGCATATTTCTGTGCCTGCTCTAGTGAGTCAAAATCATGGATGTATACCCAGTGATCGCCCTTCGGCTGGACAATCTCCTCAGCTTTCCCGTACCTATAAAGAAGAAAACAGCCTTCTAGGTCGTGGCTTCTTCCTCCGCTGGTGTCGGTGATCATGTACCTTTCGCCATCTATGTTTCCAACCACGTCCCTCATAGAGCTTGTTTTGTTTTCTTCAACTTTCCATTCTGCGCTTTTCATAACTTCTCCTTTTTGTTTTATGTTGCTCATCAACTTTTATGATTATTTTGCATCTTTCTTCAGCGCGTCTTTGATTGCCTTTGCGCCCTTGAGTTTCTTGGGGTCCACCTTTTCTTCTTTCGGTGTAACAACCTCGGGCGTGACATTGACTGCCTCTGTTTGAACGTCGTCAGACACGATAGAGATGTCATCCTGAATCTCTTCGGTGGTGTAGATGGCACCAGTAAAGATGTCTGCACAATACCATCTGGCCCCATTGCTGATGGCACGAGCGAATAACATGTTCTTAGGGTAACGCTTCCAGTTGGTGCGGCCACCAATGCCTGCCTTTGCTGCATCCGCCATCGTAAACGACGCAACACCAACGGACTCCCAAGAACCATCAAGCTTTTCCTTGAACTCAAGCTCGCACTCGGTTTCAGTATGCTTTTTGACAACAAACCGATACTTGCCACTAGCCTTGATGCGTGATGCAATAAGACCTGATGACAACGTAGGCTTGCCTTCCACGATGTGAATGCCTGCCATGCTTGCAATCGGTGGAACACCAAGCTCCATTCCTGCCTGCACTTTGACGATTGCCTTAGCCACGTCTTGCGCGTCCTTAAAATAACCCGAGGCTGCCGATGCGCTACAAAAACGCTTCAAGTCTTCAAATGAATGAAGAACAATCCCTCGTGACCCTACTTCTTCCTGTTGTTTTGCTAGTACCATAGCCATGCTCCCTTTTTTGCTGCTATTGTTCATGTTTACCTCTTAGAGCTAACGGTGAATCTCCGATAACCCTTCTTTACGACTGTGTTTTGTTCCAGTATTTTTTGTGCATCCTTTTCTGCTTTGGTCTTTTTCGCCAATGCGTAGAAGGCCGCTTCAAAATCTTTTTTCTCGCCATCTTTGATGTTTTTCCAGGAAACATTGCCCCACGAGCCCTTGACGCCTGTGTTTTCACCGATGATTTCCTTGAGCTTGTTTTGGGCTTCTTGCATGATGTCTTTGCCCGCTTGCATCATTTTTTTGCCCTCAAGGTACTGTTTCACCAAAGCATAAGACGTGCCATCGTCACTTAAAACGTTTGTGTTGTTCTTGGGGAAGCGATCTGCGAGATATTCTTTGTAACTGTCGCTGCCATCAGTCGGTGGCGCTACCTCTTTTAAAACGTTTTCCTGCCAGAACTCATGTGCCTTGTCTGCAAGGATCTCTATAAGCTCATCGTCTCTCTTGATCGTGTATGTGTAAAAAAGCTTGTCACCAAAACCTGGGACCATGACATGCAGATCAACCTCTTTAACTTGTGGACCTATGATGTACATTTGCCACTGCACCTGCGCGAAATACCAGCTCGGTACTTCATCAGTAAACTCGCGCCCCCAAACCTCTGAAGCGCCGCGACCACCGGACAGCAGACCAAACGTTTTGATCTCTAGTATTTTTACGATGTCGCCCTTGGCATTAGGAATAAGAAAGTCAGGGGTGCAGTGAAAGTATGGAACATCAGGGTGATACACCTTGTTTCCTGGCTGAAGGGCCAGTTTTCCATCAGGAGACAAAAGCTCTTTCGAGCCGACGTAGGAGTTGTTACCAAGACCATCGTAAACATAGTCGTCTACGTTGAAAGCGTAATTATTTTTTATGGCGTAATCTTTCGCCACAGTGGGCTCTAACTGTAGCCCTAGACGCGAGGCCTCGTTCCCTGAGAAGCCCTCAGAAATGCCCATGATCTCACTCCATACATCAATAGGTTTGGTGTACGGGTTAATGCCTGCGATTGCAGTAATGCGGGTAGCCCCAATAGACTGACCTGATAAATCAACCATTTAACTCTCCTTTTTTGTTGGTTGCTTATGAACCTACTCGGTCGGGCGAGTGCCGTCAACCTCTATTTTGTTTTTTAGTGCGATTTCTGCCCATTTTTTTACACGCTCGAATGGGTAGTTGCGTCCAGGGCACCCCTTTATACGCTGATTGTTGGCGCGACGGAGGTCGTCATGGCGTTTTATTCTTACAGTTTCTCCGTACTTAAACAAAAGATCTCTACATAGAACCTGGGACGCATACATTTGAGCATCCGTGGTTTTTTCGATGCGGAAATCACCAATGCAGGCAACGCCTATGCTGTGGCTATTGAACCCGTAGCAGTGAGCGCCTCGTGCGTCATAATCAAGAAATTGCGTAATGCCGCCGTGAAGGTCGATGACGAAGTGATATGGAACAAACGCACGGGCCTTGTACCGTTCTGGCACACCGTACAGTTTCCACTTTTTAATGGTTTCGGCAAGTTTTGCTGGCCGAACAGTTACGGTTGCGACCCCTTCTGCTGATTCGGTAAAAAACTGCTCAACATCAGAGGCACATCTGCCAACGCCGATACGGTGAAGCACAACATATTTAGTGCTTTGTCTGCATGGCCGCAGGGCGTTAATGTTCACCCTGTACTCTGCGTCAAGTATTTGCGACTGAAGGTCTGCGCTGACTGGCTTGTTATCCGTCACCTTTTTTATCCTTCTTTAAGGATTTCTGTGT